CTCATCAGACTTCCTGGACTTGACTCCTCGTGACAAGTTTATTGGTTGGCCTAAAGATATCAAGACTACCGGTAACATGATTAATCATACTGCAATCGGTTCTACGATTGTTCCACTACAACCACTCGGTTTCAATTATATGGGTGGTAAATTATTGGCACTATTGTGCCTATCTGATACAGTTCAAGAGGATTGGAAAAGACAATATGGTGACATTCTTGTTGGCGTTACTACTACTTCATTATATGGCAATACAAAGTCCAATGGGTTATCACAGTATGATGGGCTCGAATATTGGACTAAAATGGGATTCAGTTCTGGCTCAGTTGCTTTTGACCCTAGCCGTAATTTACTCAACACAATATACAATTGGGTAAAAGAGAATCATACCAAACATTACTTTGAATGGTGGGAAGCCAAGAAACCTAATGGTCTACCATACAAACGTGACCATAAAAACCGCACACTTCACTTTGCATATGGTAAGTTGAAGATACCAAAAGAATTGGTAAAGTGTGCTCATCAGCGAGGAATCTATTTTTCGCCACTATATAATAATACATGTGAATATCTCCGTAAAGAGATTACAGACGACCAACTGGTTAAATCTTTTGATACCAGTGTGGAATCTTTGACAAACATTTGGAAAACCAAATATGCCAAAGGTCGTATTTCCATGTTGAAGAAAAAGAATACCGTTTCTTATGAATCGTTGTTCTATGATGACTTGATTTTCCTGTCATGGGAAGAAACCAAGGCTAAATACTTGCCTCAAGTTGGTAGATAATATAAAGTTTACCAATAAAAGTATTGACATGAGTTTAACTTTCTGATACAATATGTATTACTTGTTAAACAAGTTTCTTTTGTTATTTTTTATTATTAGGAGTTCTTAAATGACTAAATTCACATCTGCTAAAACCAAAATCTTGAACTATTTGAACAAGACTTCTGGTTACAATACATTGACCGTTGCACAAGCTCGTGCTCGTTTTGGTATCACAAACGTCAGCGCACGTATTGATGAGTTGCGCCAAGAAGGTCATGTAATTTACACCAACACCAAGACTCGTGGTGATGGTTCTAAAGTTGCTTCTTACCGTTTGGGTAAGCCAACTAAAGCAATGGTTAAGACTGCATTGCAATCTGGTTACAGCCTAACTGCTTAATCTCAACTTTCGAGGGAGTACACCGCATAGGTGTATCTCCCTTTTTTTGTTTCTGGAGAACAAATGGAAATTTCAATCAAAAAAGAAGAACTACAAAAGAAAAGTTTATTTGTAGCCACACCAATGTATGGTGGTATGAATCATGGTCTATATGCTAAGGCGTGTTTGGACTTACAAGCAATCTGTATGCAATATGGTATTCAGATTAAATTTTCATTTCTTTTCAATGAATCTTTAATCACCCGTGCTCGTAACTACTTGGTCGATGAATTCCTTCACCGTTCAGACTGCACTCACCTGTTGTTCTTGGATGCAGACATTCACTTTGATCCTCGTGACGTTATTGCTTTGTTGGCACTAGACAAAGACGTTATTGGTGGTCCATATCCTAAGAAGGCAATCAAGTGGCGTTCTGTTAAGAAGGCTGTTCTAAAGAATCCTGATATTGATGAAGGTGCTTTGGCACAAGTTACTGGTGACTATGTTTTCAATCCTGTTAAAGGCACTGAAAAATTCTCTGTGACTGAACCTTTGGAAGTTATGGAAATTGGTACAGGTTTTATGTTGGTGAACCGCACTGTGTTTACTAAAATGGAAGCACAATACCCAATGATTCGTTACCGTCCTGACCATGTTGGCCAAGCACACTTTGACGGTTCACGTTACATTCATGCGTTCTTTGATACAGTCATTGACACTGCTGATTCTATCACTGGTGGTGGTTCTGACCGTTACTTGTCAGAAGATTACATGTTCTGTCAAATGTGGCGTAAAATGGGTGGCCAAATCTGGTTGTGTCCATGGATGAAGACTGACCACATCGGTACATTCCACTTCAAGGGTGATATGCCTGCCGTAGCCAACTTTGTTGGAGAAATGTAATGATTGTAGGTCTACTTGGATTCATTGGTTCTGGTAAAGGTACCGCTGGTGACATTCTGAAAGACCTTGGTTTCACACCTGTTAGTTTTGCTAAAGGTGTGAAAGATACCGCAGCAGAAATGTTTGGTTGGCCTCGTCACTTACTGGAAGGCGATACACAAGTCTCCCGTGAATGGCGAGAACAACCAGATGAGTTTTGGTCTAAGTCTTTTGGTCGTGAATTTACTCCTAGATTGGCATTACAGTTGATGGGTACAGAAGTTGGTCGTGATGTATTTCACGAAGATTTTTGGGTGATTCGTTTGAAGAAATTCATGCAAGATAATCCATATCAAAACTATGTTATTACCGATGTTCGTTTCCAAAATGAAATTGAATTTGTACACTCAATGCAAGGTGTTACAATTGAAATTGAACGTGGTGTAAGACCACATTGGTATTCTATTGCAGCTTCCGCAAACCACGGCGGACATAAAGAAGAACAATATATGTTGAATGAATCAGGTGTACATGAATCTGAATGGCGTTGGATTGGTGGTTCTATTGACCATACTATTCAAAATTCAGGTACTATGGAAGACTTGAAAGAAAACTTGATTAGAAGTCTTGCATCTTCCTATGGATCAAGTATAATCAGTGAATTGAAATAAGGAGTATATTATGAAATTGTCTAACGAGACACTAAACGTTTTGAAGAACTTTGCAGGGATTAACTCTGGATTGGAATTCAAAAAAGGCAACACTATCAAAACCATTTCCTCTACAAAGACTGTATTGGCTGTGGCGACTTTGAAAGACGCCTTCCCACAAGACTTCTGTATCTATGACTTGAACCAGTTCTTGTCTGTACATTCTTTGGGTAAAGAAACTGAACTGGACTTTGAAACACAAAATGTCATCTTCAAAAATGGCCGTTCAAAGACCAAGTATCGTATGACTGCAAAGAACATGATTGTCTCTGCACCAGATAAAGACTTGAAGTTGCCTTCTGTTGATGGTTCATTCACATTGACACAAGAAGACTTGGCTCAAGTTTTGAAGAACGCAGCTGTGTTGGGTGCTCCTAACATTGCGTTTGAGTCTGATGGTGAAAGTATCTCCGTCACAGTGTTCAATCCTAAAGATGATGCCGCACACACTAACACCACAGAAATTGGTGCTAATGATAATGGTAACAAATTCAAGGCAGTTTTCCTGACTGAAAACTTCAAGATGATTCCTGATTCTTATGATATTCGAATCTCTAAGGCAGGTCTTGCATCATTCAAAAACAAAGCTGGCGATTTGCATTACTTCATTGCAATTGAAGCCAAAGAATCAACCTTCGGAGAATAATATGTTACTACAATTTAATGACAGCATTTCAAATAGTCCTGTGGCAATCAACCCTTTAAAAGTTATTGCTGTGTTCGTTGCACCTTCAACTTCAGAAGTTGATCCAAGAGTTGCAGGTAAAACCATCATCACTATTCCATCAGGTACAGTCGTTGTTGAAGAATCTTATGACGTTGCAGTTGGTTTGATTAATGGAGAAATCAAATGACCAAAGTAACCACCTTGTTCGGTGATTTTGATGATACATCTTTGAAGAAACTCAAAGGTTATGTTGATGAAGTTGTATTGCACATGAACCGTAATGATTCAAACAACCAAGCAATCAAAGACATTGTTGATGCAGCAACCGATGAGTTGAAGATTCCTAAGAAGATTATCAAACGTATGGCAAAAGTTCAACACAAGAATTCTTTCCAAACTGAAGTTGCGGAATACAAAGAGTTTGAAGCCTTGTTTGAAAGCATGAACGAGGTCAAGTAATGGACCCAACTAGCAGAAGAAGTTTTGCAAAGACATTAGGCCTTTTAGGCCTTTTGTCGGTAGGTGCCAAGGCATATGCCGAGGTCAAGGAACGCATTGTCTACAAAGAAGATGAGTTACCCACCAAAGAGTTGGAAAAACAACTCGAAGGTAAACCTGTGTTGCAATTGATGGCAACATACGGTACACCAAAACCAAAACCTGCATATAGTATGAATGGATATTATATGGTAAGTGGTTTCGGTGATGAATATGTAGAAGGTACCAAAAAGGAAGTAAAGGTCAATATTGTACCTGGTCCTGACGGTAAACTTTACGTCAAAGAGAATGACATTTGGCGTAAAATCTAAAATGACACATATATATAAATGAGGTTCAATACCTCACATTTTAAACCCAAGCACATTAATGAGTTTGCACTTTGCATCTCTTTGTGTTAAATTTAAGGAAAATTTATGTTCGATACAAAAACGTTAGACCCGTTATTGGTCACCTTTGGCCAAATCATTTCTCCAGGTGCAAAATTTAAAAAGCGCATTGTAATTAAACTGGACGAAATTTATGTTCCACCACTTAAAAAAGACAACTCTGTTCGCACACATGGAAAAAATGTGTCACACATTCAACGATTACAAAACTCATTAAAAAATGGTTTTGACTATTCTAAAATGCCTCCTGTGGCAAGAGAAGTTTCAAGAATTTTTGATGGTAAAATTACAAAATATGAACTTGTTGCTGGAGGTCACCGTTTTGAAGCTCTGCGTAATTTAGGATTTACTGAATGGATTTTTGACATTTATGATATTCCTTGTGATGATTATGGTTACGAGGATTCCATAAGAACTTTTCAATTAAAAGAAAATGACCATGCTCCATCATTTGCGAACACGGAAGATGATGTAGTCAATACTATTGTCAGACTTATTGCTCACAGTTCAAAGTTAGTTCAACCTAATGAAGATAGTATCCGAGAATATGTCAATGAAGTTTGTTCAAATATGCACGGAAACACCAAAGCTAAAATTGTTAGAGATTCTGTTCGACAATTATTGAAGAATGGATGTAATGTATATCGTGATGTGATTACATATACCGCAAAAGACGTTGAAGATTTTTTATCAAAGAATACTGATTATGTTTGTGGTGGTAATTTCGATTTCAAACGAAAAAAATATGGATGGTCAGTATTGGAGGGATACGAGTATGAATTCCTTATGAATGCTGCTAGACGTTATTCTGAAAAGGGTATCGAATCATACTTCACAATTCATACCAAATCACCAACTGAAGCTTTTGATGTTAATGATAGACGCCAAAAAATGGTTCAACAATTTAAATCGTTGGAAGATTCTTTGGTGAAAGTTTTTGAGTACTATTCTAAAAACGGAAAATTTCCTTGGAATATTGAAGGTTGTTTACCACAAGATATTGCTAATAAGGAAGAAAATTACATCAAAATCTAAATGAACTTGACACGGCCTTCGGGTCGTGTTATACTATGTTTTTATATTATGGAGAATTTGAATGAGCGAACACATGCTGTGGGTAGAGAAGTATCGTCCACATAAAATTGAAGACTGCATTTTGCCTGATGCAATGAAGGCAACCTTTCAAGAGTTTGTCAACAAGAAAGAAATCCCTAATCTATTACTTTGTGGTACCGCAGGTGTCGGTAAGACCACAGTTGCACGAGCAATGTGTGATGAGATTAGTTGTGATTATATTATCATTAACGGTTCAGATGAAAACGGCGTTGACACCATTCGTGTAAAGATTAAGAACTATGCATCCGCAATGTCCTTGGCAGGCGGCCGCAAGGTCATCATCATTGATGAGGCAGACTATCTAACACACAATGCCCAAGCGATTCTACGTGCATCCATTGAAGAATTTTCAACTAACTGTTCGTTCATCTTCACCTGTAACTTTAAAAACCGGATTATTGATCCTATTCATTCACGTTGTACCGTGATTGACTTCAAAGCCAATGGTTCTAAAGCCAAGATGGCTACATCATTCTTTAAACGTGTTGAAAACATCTTGACTCAAGAAGGAGTAACCTATGACAAGCAAGTGGTTGCAGCAGTTATTACGAAACATTTCCCTGATAATCGCCGTATTCTTAACGAGCTTCAGCGCTATAGTATTAGTGGCACAATTGATAAAGGTATTCTTGCATCAGTTTCCGATGTGCAGATAACCGAGTTAATCAAAGCACTGAAAGACAAAGACTTTGCGGCCTGTCGCAAATGGGTCACCAACAACTTGGACAACGACCAGGCACGTATCTTTAGAGGTCTGTATGATTCTCTATATGAACAACTGCAAGGCAGTTCAGTTCCACAATTGGTTCTAATCCTTGCCAAATATCAGTATCAAGCTGCGTTTGTGGCAGACCACGAAATTAACTTGATTGCATGTTTGACCGAAATCATGGTTGAATGTGAGTTCAAGTAATGCCAGACCTATTCAAAGAAATCGTTCCGTCAATCTTACAGACCGGTAAATCGGTCATGCAGGTTGAACAGGACTATAATGACTATGCACCTTTCTTGGTTAACCGTGCCTTATCTTATCATATCGACTGTATTCATTATGCAAACGACATGAATCTTTGGCCAAATATCGACAAAGACATACAATACCAGTACCTTCTAAATAGTGTTAGACCTATGAAACGGAAATTCCAACCGTGGCAAAAGGCTAACAGAGACAAGGATATTGAGTGTGTCAAGTTGTATTTTGGTTACTCCAATGAAAAGGCCAAAGAAGCACTCCGTATCCTTACTGACGAACAAATCGCTGAAATAAGAATAAAAACAGATAAGGGCGGAACTAAATGATTGACATTAAAGATTTGGTTGAAGTGAGATTGAAGGAACAAGATGATTTTTTAAAAGTGCGTGAGACATTGACCCGTATCGGTGTAGCATCCAAAAAAGACAAAACGTTATTCCAATCTTGCCACATTTTACACAAACGTGGACAATACTACATTGTTCACTTCAAAGAACTATTTGCATTGGATGGTAAACCTGCTGATATTACCGAGAATGATTTGGCACGTAGAAATGCCATTGCAAACCTATTGGCTGATTGGGGTCTGTTGGAGATTGTGAATAAAGAACAAACTCAGACACCAGAACCTATCTTCCTTTCACAGGTTAAAATTCTGTCTCACAAAGAGAAGGATGAATGGCAACTAACCGCCAAGTATAACATTGGTAAAAAACCACAGAGTAACTAAATAAGTCAAAAAGGAATTAAACATGGACTTTAGAACAACTGTAATCAAGGTACTTTTGGGTGAACAGATTGTAGAAACAAAAGAAGGTGGTGAAGACCACTGGCAAACTGGACATGATTTTGCTGCTGACCACGCCATGGATTCAGGTTTCAAACAAACTGCCCGAGCAAGAAAGTCTGAGATGTTAAAACAAAATCCACACAAAAAAGGTACTCCTGAACATAAAGAATGGCATGAAGGTGCTTTAGCTGGTCATCAAACTGGTTTGGATAATATGTAATATTCCCATCGGGATGGGAAAACAGGTTTGCGAGTTGTACCTGCACAAGAAACACCGCCAAATTGAGGTGCTCCACCTACCTTAGGGGCGTTAGTAAAACGGGTAGACGTTATTACCGCTGGAAAACGTAACCAGCACTTAACCGGTATGCCTTCGGGGTACCAAATTTAATCTTGCTTTAATTAGGAGAAAACTATGAACGACATGTTCAACTTCCATCGCTTCG